GAGGTTGATAGGACTGTTGAGGTTCTTGCTGAACTTGAATCTGCGCCTTGAGAGCTGCGAGTTGTTCGGCTGCCGAGTTCTTAGCTGCTGCAAGTTCACCCATCCGTTTTCTAGCCCATTCGGGTAGGTCGTGATAGGAGTTGTCTTTGGCTTCAGGAGCTTTCGCCTCTGGAGTTTGCTGATTGGCATTGGTTGCGTCAGCTTGTGGAGTTGTTCCTTCGTTTACTGGTTGGTCAACGGTTGTTTCCATTTTTATCCTGTGATAGTGGGAATTTCTGCTTGCAAATATTGTGAGGGGTCTATACGGTCTGGGTTGAAATCTCTAGCAGGATTGTCAGCGCCTTCTATCTCGCTCACCATCTTGCTTGTGATTTCACCCATCTGCACAGGGTTCACATCCGTAATTAATGCCTTCAACCTTTCAGTCTCAGCTTTGAAAGCACTAATTAAACTGTCACGCTCTTTTTCCAGACGAATCGCCAAATGATTCAATGCGTCCATATCCAAGCGTTGTTTCTCCATCTTCTGGTCAATGGATTTATCTTGTACTTGCTGAGTCAGCGCAGCAATAACTTGTTGAGCCTGTTGGAGTTGAGCAGTCAATGCTTGCTCAGTCTCGCTCGGGCCAGTCCCTAAAATTGCAGGAGGAATCCAGTTTCTCATTCGTTCCTGTAGCTTGTCAGCGTTCGGGAAGTCTGCCGATCCCATGTAAAGATCACCGATAACCTGAGCTAATTGAGGTTGTTGAGCAATCATCTGAGACATTGCAGAGAAAGCCTCTTGTCTTCTTGTGTCGTAATTAGACCCAGATTCAGCGACTACGTCATAAGCACCAACGGAAGGGTTGAAGATAGTGGAGACTTTAGCCTCCTCCTTATGCTCCATCTGTTTAAAGGCTTCTTTCAGATTAGGGTCGATCATAATCTGTTGTTCTTCACCGTCTTCACCCAAAATACGAACCGTCCGTTTGGTGTCGTAAATGTGTGGGATTAAGTCAATAAGAATCTTACCGGTGAACTGAATAGCCATGTTTTGCATATCTTGGAAATGGTAAGTTACCCTCTCTCCCTGGTATTTGCGCTTGTCAATAGCAACCCCAGACAATTCTTGACCTTCAGCACCGAAACTTTGTTGATACTGCCCAGAGGTCATCATCATCTCATTTTCAGCAGTCTGCATGCCTTCCATGTAAACCGGTGCGCTCATTGGAGCTTGTGCCCTCTCCGGTCTAGGAATTGCGTTTCCATTCTCGTCCGCATGGTTGTACGCTAGATAAGCATGGTTTTCGGTGTTGGCAGTAGCCCAGTAATTCTCTAATCCTTCAATAGCCTCAACTGGCGCAAGGTAAGGAGTTTTAGACTGTAAAGCACCATATTCAAGTGCAGCGGAAGCGTTGTAGTTGTACGCTCTTTGTGCGTCTTTCATGTACCGAACCAAACCCTTACGGTCTAATCTTCCCTCAATTGTCATTTCCTCGCCAGGCACTCGAACGATTGGAATATACTTTCCTGCCCAGATTCCCTTCTCCAACACTTTGTTTCCACCGATTAAATACTTGTGGATAACATGCTTGTCGATCCTTCTGCGCTCAATGTCAGCACCCATGCGGATTGCCTCATTCAGCATCTTAACTTCCTCTTTGCTCATGTCTGACTGTCTCTCAAACTTTAAAGAACCGTCAGTTTGAGGGATAGAGTAAAGCCATTCTTTTTTAGTCTCTTTCTCGTAATAAGTAGCCAATCGAACTACGTCTTTAGTCACCCAGGACTGATTGCCACCGGAATAAGCCATCGGCACAGATTCGCCAGGGTACTTTTTCTCGAATTCCTCCCTCGGCATATCTTCATAGATAAACCCAAATCGAGCATCCGATCCGTCCCTTTTCTTAATATGCGGGTCAAGGTAGACCGACATAGCATCAGGGACTTCCCTAATATATATCTCTTGGTCAAAGGTTGAATCGTCTGCGTAGGCAGTTGTAACCGTCCAATATCCTATTCCACCACCAACTTGTTGCTCGGCTGCCATATCGTAGGCAGTCTTAGCGTTGGAGATGTACTCAATGTGTCTTACCAATCCCTCAAATATCTCTGCTGCCTCATAAGTAGCTTCGTCATTGGTTGGATGTACCGAAACGGAGGGTTTATTTTCTTTTAGGTTGTTGACAACATGCAACCAGTGAGTGTGCACCTTATTAATAGTGATCATCGGCTGAGTATTTAACCTCCGCCTGGCTTTTACTGCCGGTTCCCACTGGTCTTGATTGTCAGAGTCAGCAAAAAGGAATCTCATGTCCTCCCTGAACCTTTGTCTTGACGCTTGCTCCCAGTCTAAACAGTGTTTAAAGTTGTCCTGCGCTCTTTTGACAATTTCGTCTTCGGTAGTATTTGCCATAATTACATCCAATATCCAGGTGAATTGTTTGAATTAAATTGTTTTTTCGGTGTGTTTTGCGGTTTTTTCTCAATTTTTGATCGCAAAATTGCCGGAAATAACTCAGTTAGCACCCAAATCCAAGCATCTGCACGATTTGGTGACTTAGACCCATTGTAACCATTGGTGCTAAATCCTCCAAGTTCCTCCTCCAAATCAACAAACCTACCTACATGCCTGATCTTTCCTTGTTCGTATAGTGGAGCAAACGGCTCTGCCCTGACCATCTTTGATCGTGTGGCAAGTACCGACTTGTAATTAGTCCGAGGTCGTGATGCCTGGATAACCATTTCAACCATCGCCCCACCATAATTATTTTCTCCAACGACTATGTCTGCGTTATGTCTATCAAATGCGCTTGTTGCTACCTTCCCCCAAGTTGCAGGGCCGGCTTTCACCGTACAGTCTTCCAGTAAGTATGCGTTCCCATCCGTTCCCAAAGCACCTACAACAATACCAATTGCGTCATTGTCAGCGTTGTCAGTATCTCCTGCTCCACTAGGATCGACTCCAACGACAACTCTAACAAAATCGGGTAAATCTTCCTCTTGAGTTCTCCACCGGTCAAAATAAAGGTCTGTAAATAACTGGTTAGGGTTAGCATCGGTAAACTCTCCCTCTAAAAATCGTTTTCTAAGCCTTGCTGATAATCCCTCAAGTGTCTTAATGTACCCATCGGATAGATTCTCTTGGTTGTCCTTTGGGTTGATCTGGAAATAAGCATAATCTTCTGGGTTATAAATATTAACCCCTGTATCTGGGTCACGCTTTTGTACAAATATCTTGTAAGTCCAATGGTTTTTGTCGGGAGGGTTACAGTCAAAGAACATCCGAGGTTTTAAAGGCTTCATTTCTATTTTGCCTTTTACCTGTATTTGTTGATTAACTCGTTGCGCTAACCTGGTCATAGCAATACCTACTGAACCCCAGGCAATTTGACTGGATTCGTTCAAATAGATACTTGCAAATTCCATCCCTAAAATCTTCTCCGTTCTTTCTTTATCATCCAATCCACCAAACCATATTTCAGAGCCGTTATCTAGCTTTGCAAACCAATGGGTTTTATCTACCTTGTAATTTACTGTTGGATAACAAGTAGACATAACCTTTGGGAATGTATCGTATACCACCGAATTGACAACGTGATTGAACCTAAATCTCAAAATAGTGTGCCTTGAACCTGGAGCTTTAATTGCTCGAGTAACAATATTCCTTGTAATTACAAAAGTCTTTCCCGACCTAGAACCGCCAAATAGCATTACATAAGTGGCCTCACCACTCATGATTTCCATCGCCTTAATTTGTTTATCGGTATATTTAAGCGTCATTATCTGTGGGTACTTGCATTAGCAATGGGCCACCATTCGCACCAGTTACCTCAGTCTTAGTCGTTTCAGACCACCTAAGTTGTGTTTTTGTCCACCAAATCAACGCAGTCGTATCCCCACTTGTTGCCTTGCTAAATAACGTCTTGGCTATTTGACCGTTCGCCTTTGCCTTCCCCAAGTCCAATTCAACCCTGTAATATTTTCTAAGGGTCTTGTCGTCTATCCCTACGAGAATCGCTATCTGTTCGTGAGGCAAGCCTAATCCGCTAGTGCTTTCCACCATCTTGCGTGATTCATCGGTGACGATATGTTCTCTATTCATTTTATGTAGGGGAATTTAAACACTTTAGGTTACTTTTGTCAAAATGGAGCGTATGGGTAGGTGTTGCACCTCCGCTGTATCGAGGGAATCGACCATCGCCTGCTTCACACGCTTAGGATAAGGTTTTGCTAACTTTTGCACTTGTGTTCTCATTGCTTCATCAAGTGGCATTAAGTATCTGTGCTTTCCGACTGTCTTGACTATTTTACATTCACTTGGCTTAACTGTCTTGCGTTGTTCGCCTTGTTGTATGTTCCACCCTTTCTCGCTGACTTGACGAGAATGTAAGCGTTTACCCTTATGCCAGTATTCAACGCCTGGAACTGTGTCTCCGCAGTAAATCCAGTTACCCGCTTGATACACGCCACCATGATGTCCGTATTGTGGGTCTGCGAACGATACAACTAATCTCAGATTTGGGCTGTTCTTCTTTAGAAACATTAAAGCAAACTTAACTATTCTGCTTACTGTGCTTTTGTGGCTTGTCAAAGCGATACGAGTCAACTCGCACCCTTCGTCTTGCTTTAGCCCGTATGGAGTCATCAGATTAGACGATGCACCCCTACTGAAGATGACTACACCGATGAACTTTCCGTCTTCCCATGCGCCTATCTTGACTAATGGCGGTACAGGGATTGATTTGCTGTAATGCCATGTCGTGCAAGCGTACTTAGCAGCGTCATGACTAGCCCAATCAATTTTGAGACTAGGCTTGTCGGGCATCAAATTCTTTTCCGCAATGAGGGCAAGCAATCCACTTTGGGTCAAGTTCGTCTAATTTGCCCTGTTCGTCTTCTGTCGCAGGCTCAAAGTCTGGCTTATCTAACAACTTTTGCAGTTCTTCAGTATCAAAGCCCAATATGTCGAGCGCAAAGCCATCTGCTAATAAGTCGTTTATCTCTATCGTCAGCATTTGATTGTCCCAACCCGCACTAAGTGCTAGTCGGTTATCAGCGATGATATAAGCTTTCTTTTGCGTCTCGGTTAAATCTTTTAATTCTATTGTTGGGACAACTTCGTACCCCAACTTTCTAGCTGCCATTAAACGACCATGACCGGCTATTATTCCGTTATCACCGTCAATCAGTATTGGGTTAGTCCATCCAAATTCTTTAATGCTTGCTGCTATTTGTGCAACTTGCTCGTCTGAATGTGTCCTGCTATTTTTAACGTATGGTATGAGTTCCGTTACGGATTTCTCAATAATTTCTATTTTGGGTTGTGATTTAACTGTTTTCTTCATGGTTGCCAATTGTATGCTTAAATTGACGTATTGCAAACTATTTGTTTACTGTGTTGAATTTGGGACGGTTCGCATAAAGCAGCGTTCTTTTTGTGCACCAATTCTTCGTGATTTACGGAGCTAAACCGTATTACCGTCCCAAAATCTTTACTGGACAGGGTTTCCGTCCGTTTGTTCGCTTTCCTTTTGGATCTTTGCCTGGTATTGGCTGACCTGGATTGCTACTTGTTGTCTGAGTTTGTTCACCAGTTGCTCGACTTGTGCCATTGGGAGACTTCCTAGTCCTGCAAAAATAATATCTGTCTCTTGAGTTGATAGATCAGAGAACGTGATTTTTAGTGGGTTCATGGTTGTTTTTGGGTTGATAAAAACGAATGTAAGTCACCTAAATAGGTTGGTGAGTATACATCTGAAATATCGAAATCTTTTGACTTTAGACCAAGCATTGTATGCAGATCTTCTAAATAGTTTTGTGAATGTGGGTTAAGATTAGTGTTTATAAATAATTTATCGGGTGAAACATCGTAGGATTCCAAAGGAAAGGTATTTAATCTTTCCTCCGGTGTCATATTCATTCTGGCTTGAGTTGCCCTAGCTTCAGCTTCACCGGCAGAACGTCTATATGCTTGCATCCTTCCAACGCCATTTTCTTGATCCGTATTTCTTATTGCCATATTCATAAGTTCTTCGTCAGTCAAACCATTTGGAGATGAATATGGATTAGATGGATCGTATTTATTATGTTCTTTTAATTGTTCGTATTGATCTTTAATTATTTGTTGACGAACACCGGCAGGATAAGGCCCTTCTGAACTTGCTCCAGTAGCAAATCCTTCTCTTTGCTGAATAGCATGTTGCGCTTCATGCAAAAAAGTGCTTTTAAGGTTTTCTAAATCTGGCGCATTACCACTAATTGATTCGTTTTTCAGTTGATCGTTAACTGTTGTTTTGTAGTATTTTCCAGTTGTTTGCGCCCCTGGAGTTAATTCCCCAGTAGATTCAATATTTCTTAAAGATGGATAAGCCTGGTATAAATCAGGGTGAACCAGATTGCTTGGCAATTTAGATTGAGATTCATATAAATCGTTCTTAATAGCATTTTTAGCTTTAAGATCTAAATCTTTAAAATCTTTTCCATGAATCAATTTTGCAGTTAAATTTAACTCTCGATCCATTTCTTCAGGAGATAAGTCTGCTCTACCTTTAGCCGATAAATCACTCATTTCCTGTCTTAATCTACCGTCTGGACTTCTAAAAGTGCTAGTTTGTTTCCAAGCATCCGCAGGAGAAACTTCTTTTTCCTCTAGTTTAATGAATTTTTCTGCTGCGTCTTTGTTCCAATTATTTGCACTTTCGCCAATAAACATCCTCATTGGCTGAGGAGTTACTTTAGCTAATTTACCTTCACCATAAACCATTGCATCATTAATTGCATTTCCTGCAATACTTGCATATTTAGGTATCAAAGGAGCTAATTGCGATATTAAACTTAAAGCATACCCCGCTTCACCTGAATTTTTAATGTTTGCAGCGTCTGGATGTAATACGCTAAATCCCATTTCATCGGGAGCAGTCCCAGTTAATCCTTTAATAAATGCGTATGTTTTAGGGTCTGGTAAAGTGTTTACATCCCTCAATTGAGCTAATTTTGTGCTTTTTTGTCCCTGCTTGGCAATGTTTGGATTACCAAAATAAGGCTTATCTGAATCTAATAAGTCTTGCAAGGAGGGCATTTTAGTTTATTGTCTGAGGTTGTTGATCTATTGTTACTTCTAATCCAAACTGCTTTAAAACTATAAGCCAGTCATGAGCAATGACTAAAGCGTAGCCATCACCGATTAAAGTG